GGGAAGGAGGGGGTGAAAGTGAACTGTGGTATTCAGTTCACTTTCACCCCCTCCTTCCCCATTTCTGAACATCCTGTGTGTCAAGGGTTGTGATCGTCTTGTAACGTGGTGTCTGTCACGTTCACTGCACGTGCGTTGGGTCACATCTTGTTCTGTGTGTTTCACATCACCCTACTTTGCATTGTTCTTCATCTTCATTGCTGCTATTCTTATTTCATGTTCAGAGGGACAGATGGTCTGTTCCGGGAAGGATGACATGGATGCTTTGTTGGATCGGCTGGATAGGTTGGGTGACCGGCATGTGATCCCTGCTCACGTCGAGTGGCTCGTTGAGCTTTCACCGCTTTCTGTGACGCATCTTGAGGGTGTTTGGTATGTCAACGGTCATGAGGTGAGTGAGAGGACTATGAGGATTATTCTTTCGTTGGAGGTGAATTGAGATGAGTTCTAAGGATTATTCGACGGGGTTGCTGATTCTTCGCTTGAATGACATGCAATCCCCTATTATCACTAGGGGTGCGATGTTGTGGCGCGATATTTCTTGGTGCGACATTCATTATATGACCGGTTCTTGGTTTATTAATGGGTGCAAGGTTAAGACGAGCGAGGTTGACGATTTCGTCACTAAGATGGAGGCGATGTGCGAATGAAAACTAAGCTAGGCGAAGCGCTGGAGAAGTATTCAACGCGCGAGTATTATCTTCCTATTCTTCAGGCGGAGATTAAGATTGACGATGAGGATGCTATTTATTACAATAATTTCAGGGTCACTGAGAAAGCTCTTGACTCGGCGCTTCAGCTTGAAGCGGTGCTTGAAGTAGAAAAGAGTATGGGCAATGCTTAAAGAGTGTGTTAAGATAGTTGCGATTCTCATGAATTCCTTCCCTGAATCGCATATCATCGTAGAAAACTCCAACTTTAATCTTTCATATAAAGGTGGGAAGTATTCGCTCACAACCAAAAGAGGTGTAGCACGATCAGCAAAATTTTACCGTTCCATTCTGAATATTATTGACGAGGAGCTTTTCAGTGGAAACCCGAAAATATGTTCTCGAAGGTGAGGAATATTCCTTCACATTCCTAAAACGGACTGCGGTCACCATCATCACTTTCCACTGCCCTACCCCGCACACCATACGCATCAGCAAGCACGGCAACGCGGTGACCGGCGTGTTGGAGATGGACAGAATCTTCCAATGTTCAATCGTTATCAACGACCCGTTCATGAAAGATGATGACATTATTGAAAAGGTATTCCGCGATCTTTGCTGGGTTTACCTAGAGACCATTCCGGTTCGAGCTGACGAACCAAAAGATGTTGACGAAAACATGAACACGGGCTATCTTTTCTGATATGGGCATATACATATCAACTCTAGAAGACACTGAAGTTGAAGTCCTCAAGGAGGAGATCGACACCAATCGATCAACAACGTCACCATCTGGCGATAAGAGGGTTGTTAAGACTATTGACCTTCAATGGCAAACAACTATCAGACGGGTAGATGACGTTGATCCCGACAGATTTCAGTCAACAATCCAACGCTACACTGCTGACGTTCACTACATTTACGGTAGGGGCATAATCGATATCTACGAAGGTGAGACAGAGAACAAACTATCAACACACAGCATTTCACTAAGTAACATTCCGAAACCTGAATACATCGAATACCTAGCCGTCCTGATGTGTGTGGTACACTCAGGACACACGCCAACAAGCGTGTACTTCGAACAACATGAAAGGATCATCTCCGATGGCATCGAACGAGATCTCATCCGTTAACGTGGCCGCCAACCTTCAGGCCAGCGGCTTCTACAGCACCATCAAGGGCACCACCCTCGAGGACAAGAAGACCGTCTACCAAGCCGTCAACGGCTCCGACTCCGTCGCTGACCTCGTCGGCAGCGTCGTTGGACTCAAGCACATCATCGTCCAGGAAGTCGAGATCACAAGCGAGGACAATGAGGTCATCACTGTCCCCCGCACCACTCTCGTCCTCGACGACGGCAAGGTCTACTCCGCCACCTCCAAGGGCCTACTCAACAGCGTGAGGAACATTATCTCCATCTTCGGAGATCCGAACGAGTGGGAGCAGCCCCTCACCGTCAAGGTGGTTGAGAAGGGCACCAAGATGCGCCGCTTCTACTCCCTTGAGGTCGCCTGACCGTCTACAATGCATAGAAGCTCCTCCGCCCCTCCACACGGAGGGGCGGAGGAGCTTTCATGTCCGGTAACCCATCACTAGGAGACCTGCGCCTTAGGGCCCTCAAAGCTGAGGCCCGCGCCACTCGCAAGGTGCGCCTCATCAAGCAGGGGACCTACAATCCTCGCGCGGGCGGCCTACTCACTGACCTGAACAACGGACAGTTCGGCGTCGATATTGCGGGCACAGAATATGATGTGCGCAAAGGTGAGGCACGCATCAATCGCATGACGACGGCGCAGGTGAAGCGTCATCTCGAACGCCTTGATAAGTTTCTTTACCAGGGCACCACATATTATGCGGGGGCTCGGGGGAATATCATTAGCGGCGACGCCATGCGTGCCGTGCGTCGCGAGTATAAGCGTGATAATGAGCGCAAGCGTGAGTACAAGAAATCGGTTGCGGGCACCTTCATCCCATGGGTTGGCATCACAGCGAAAGAATATGACGAGGATTGGCGCGTTAAGAAAGCCTATCTGGAGTCTGGTAGTGCGGAGTCCTTGGTTGAGTATCGCCTTCCTACTCCGCGGCGATTCAGCTCTGACGAGGGTGCATATACTATTGCCAAGAGTATGAATGAGCGCCAGACGACTCGAGGACGCAATAAGGCGATCTCTCAAGCGCGTCAGAATATCTCAGAGATGATTGATGAGGTCGGCGACGATCGTCTGCGCAGGGTTCTCGATCTCCCGGACGATAAGCTCTGGTTCATGTGGAGTAATGATGATTATTTCGCAGATCGCCTCTCCCGTCTTTACTGGGCGATCCACAACCAGGACAACGACAAGATCGGTAAGCGCGCTATTGCTGCGATACTTGATGACTATGATGAAAAAATTCTCACTCTCCTTGGTATGATCGATGAAGCAGAAAACCTCGAAATCAAGCCGGAAAAGGCGCGCAAAAAGCTCCGTCGCCGTAAGAAGCGCTGACTTTGAGACCACCACCGACGAGAATGACTGCCGAGTATGGGCGTGGGCATCGGTCGATATTCACAACCTCAAGGACCTCAGGCGTGGAACTGACATCGGTTCATTCATCGATTACCTAGGGCAAGGGGCAACGGCAACCTACTTCCATAATCTTTCCTTCGACGGCATCTTCATCATTGATTACATTATGAAGAATGGGTGGAAGTGGGTTGACGGCAAGCCCGGGGAGATGGAGTTCTCAACTCTCATTGATAAGATGGGCAAGTTTTACACCATCACCATTAATGTGCACGGTGTTGTTACCGAGATCCGTGATTCGCTCAAGAAGATTCCCATGCCGGTTGCGGCGATCGCAAAGGCCTTCGATCTACCTGAGCCCAAGGGTGAGATCGATTACGACAAACCTCGCCCGGCCGGCTACGTTCCTACCGAAGAGGAGTGGGACTATTTGCGTCGTGACGTCGAGATTGTGGCCCGCGCGCTCGCCGAGCAGCTTTCTCATGGCATGACGAACCTTACCGTAGGTAGTGATGCCATGGCCGAGTTCAAGAGAGTCTACGGCGGGCAGGCGGCGTTCACGAAGTCTTTCCCCATCCTTCCTGCCAGCTTGGATCAAGAGATTAGACAAGCGTATCGCGGCGGCTTCACGTACGCTGACCCTCGTTTCTCTCGGCGTATCGTGGGCGCGGGCGACGTGTATGACGTGAATTCATTGTACCCATACGTCATGCATGAAGACCTCCTGCCCTTCGGAAAGCCGAATATCGTTGATTATATTCCCGATGACGGCCTGTTCATTACTTCCGTGACGGTGACTGCGAAGCTGAAGGAAGATCACATTCCCTGCATTCAGATTAAGCGCTCTCGATTCTTTAACGGGGCAGAGTATGTGAAGGCCATTGATGAGCCGACGACACTGACGTGCACGTCGGTTGACCTAGATCTGTGGTCGAAGCATTATGACCTTAATATTATCACCTGCAATGGGACATTCACTTTTGATAGCGAACGTGGGATGATCGCCGATTATATTGATAAATGGATGGAAGTTAAGGCCAATTCGACCGGCGGCAAGCGAACGATCGCTAAATTAATGCTGAATTCACTTTATGGAAAATTCGCCAAGAACACGAACACGACCGGGAAGAAGCCCATCCTCGACGGCGATCACGTCAAGCTGGTCAGCGGCCCCGCGGACAGCGCCGACCCCGTCTACACCCCCGTGGGCTGCTTCGTGACCGCATGGGCACGCCACCACACCGTTACTTCGGCACAGCTCAATTATGATCGCTTCCTATATGCCGACACTGATTCGCTGCATCTTCTGGGGATGGAGAAGCCGAATCAGATCGCCGTGCATCCGACGAACATTGGAGCTTGGAAGCATGAGGCCACGTTCTCACGGGCGATCTTCGTGCGCGCTAAACAGTATTGTGAGGTGATCGATGGCGTTCCGGAAACGCACATTGCTGGGCTACCGAAATACCTTGCGGCGCAGATCACACCGGAAGATTTACTTGAAGATCAACGATGGTATGGTAAACTCATGCCTACAAAGGTTCCAGGAGGAGTAGTCCTGAAGCCGACCTCATTTACATTCGCCGCATAAGGAGAATATCATGGCAAAGAAGAACATTACCGTCAGCATTGACCGCAAGCTCGATGAGTTCATCGAAGAGAAGCAGTGGGACCTGCGCCTCAAGCGCCCCCTTCTGCTTCGTAAGATTCTTGAAGACTGGGCGGTCGAGCACGGCTACAAGGCCCCGGAGTCTGGCGACGAGTGACTAGGGCTGCCCGGGTACCACGGATTGAATGCCGCCGGGCACCGCATTCGATTGGTAGTCGGCTGTTGCCGTAGCCAGAATTTCCGGTTAGCTGGTAGGGTAGGGGCGTAGAGCTCCTACCCTACCTTTATGGAGAAGTAAAATGGACTTCAATTCTCTTGTAGATATGCTTCAGAATCCGCCGGAGGACGGGCTTCCGGCCACTATTTACGATGATTTGCGCGGTGCCTACGATGAGGTGAGTAGTGGGTTTGATTCGGCGAAGACTAAGATCGAGGAGATGACATCGCAGAATGGCGAGCTGAATGATCTCGTTAATTCGCTGAAGAGCAAGAACTATGATCTTCTGACTGCGGTATCGGATGGTGGCTCTACTGCCGAGTCCGGCGATTCCGATAATGTTGACGACTATCAGGACGATGGTTCGATCGACGCTTATTTCCAGAACCAGGGCAATGACAAGGAGAAGAACTAATGCAGCCCACAGGTAAGATTCGCGGGATCGATAATATTGAGGCGCTGAACCGCATTCGTAACGACGCGTCCGCCGACTATCAGAGGCGCGTCCCTGAGGCTACTAAGGGCAACATCTCTGCGACGCTCCGCAGCCTCATGTCCTACACACCGTCGTACAATGAGTTCTGTGACGCGCTCGTCAACCGGATCGGCACGTACATTCTCCGTGACATCACGTGGAACAACCCTCTTGCGATCTTCAAGCGTGGCATGCTTGAGTTCGGTGACACGATCGAAGAGGTGCAGCAGGGCCTCATCGAGTCTTACCTGTACTCCGGCGACCGCGACTATATGGAGAAGGATCTGTTTGCAGCCCGTAAGCCCAACGTCGCTTCCCAGTTCCACACGGTGAACCGGCGCGAGTATTACAAGATCACGGTGAACCGTGATCAAGTGCGCCGCGCTTTCCTGGACGAGTCCGGCCTGCAGCAGTATCTGCAGCAGATCCTTGCGGTACCGACGACGTCGGACAAGTGGGATGAGTTCTTGCAGACTACGTCGCTGTTCGCCGAGTACGAGGCCAACGGTGGCTTCTGGCACGCTAAGGTCCCGAACCTGCGCACCCTTGCCGCCACTGAGGCGGATTCGAAGGCCTTCATCAAGAAGACGCAGGCGCTCGCCGGCAATCTTCAGTTCATCAGCCGTAAGTACAATGCGGCGCACATGGAGACTTTCGCCAAGCCCGAGGATCTGGTGCTGGTCACAACCCCTGAGGTGATGGCGAATATTGGTGTTGAGGCGTGGTCTGCCGCCTTCAACCAAGAGTTCAGTCAGCTTAATGGTCGCATCGTCACCATTCCGGAAGAGTATTTCGGGATGGAGAAGACGCAGGCGATTTTGACGACGAAGGATTTCTTCGTTATTGCAGACAATCTGCTTGAGAATCAGTCCCAGCCGAACGCTATCTCGCTGGGGACGAATTATTTCCTGCACCACTGGGAGGTGATCAGTGCCTCGCTGTTCGTTCCCGCCGTCGCCCTGTGGACCGGTGACGACGACTCCGCGATCATGATCAAGCCGAGCGAGCTCAAGTTGACGATCGACAAGGTCGCGCACGCTGATACCGGCACGCCGGTTTCTGACACGGCGAAGGCGCTCCCGGGTGAGAACATCGAGATCGTGCACAAGGTCTCGGGCAAGAACACCTACGACTATGAGTTCGGTGTTGCTTTCTCGGTGACTGGGGCGAAGAGTCAGCGCACTCGCATCACGAATGAGGGCGTGCTCAAGGTTGGTCTGGATGAGACGGCGGAGACGCTCACGGTCGTCGGGTCGATCACCTACATTGATCCGACGACTCACAAGCGCATTACGCAGACCCCTGTGACTGTTGCTGTCAAGGTGGATGCCTCCAAGGCCGTGAAGGTCTGGCCCAAGGAGTAACCCTCCTTTCCTTGAATACCACGGCCGTCGTCACGACGGTCGTGGTATTCTTCTTTCATGACTTCATATCAGCCCCCTGAAGATATTGGGGATTTCGGATACGATTTTAATTATGCCGTGTGGACTCCGGGTACCACGGTTGTTCTTTCGCGCGTGAAATGGGATTCTACGTACCGTGATATTGTGTGGTTCGACGACTATGATAAGGCGTGGAACTATCATGATGAGAAGGGCATCAAGCTTGTCGTCAATGGTTTGACGTACTGTGCTCAGGGGCAGCCTGTAAGGCTTGATATTCCGTTCAGCCAGGCGAATGAGTACAATTACATGTGTGTGAGGAATGCCGCCGATTCGGTGAACTCCCGCAACACATTCTACTACTTCATCACGTCCGTTGAGTACGTTGCGCCACACACGACCGAGTTCACCGTGCAGCTCGACGTCTGGCAGACCTACATGCACGAAATTAAATTCGGCATGTGCTACGTCGAGCGCGGACACATTGGCATCGCCGCCCAAGACAAGTGGGAGAACTACGGGCGCAAGTACCTCACCGTCCCCGAAGGCCTCGACACCGGCGGCGAGTACGTCATCTCTGAGGTGTGGCGGCACGACATGGCCTCCGTCGAGCATATCGATGGCAACGTTGATTCCGCCAACTATGACATCATCGTCACCTCCGCTATCGATCTACTCGTTGATTACGGTACCGAGGATGACCCCCACTTCCAGACGGCGAAAGGCTCGCTTGCCGGCGGCATGGCGAACTCGACGTGCGTGTACGCCATGGACGTCGGCAACTTCCGCACCCTCGCCGAGGCCCTCTCCAACTGTCCATGGGTGAGCCAGGGCGTGCAGACCATCACCGCCATCCCCAAGGGGATTATCAACTTCGATGGTCTGACGAGCGCGAAGACTCCGGATACGTCCGGCTACGAGGAGGACAAGAAGCGTCGCACCAAGAAGCAGGGAGCGACCGTCTACCCGATCACCACCGGCTTCGGGTCCACGGGGATCAACAACAACCAGACGATCGATCTCGCGCCCGGCTTCCGCAAGGAGGACAACATCCCTGAGCGTTACCGCATGCTCTGGAAGCTCTACACCTACCCGTACATGGTCTACGAGGTGACCATGTTCAACGGCGCCCCGCTCCTGGTGCGCCCCGAATGCGTGTGGGACACGAGCCTGAAGGTCACCATGTGGGCTCACGTCGTGCCGCCGGGGCCGCGCATCATGTTCACTGTCAATGGCTACAACCAGAACAACACCGGCGACGGCAACAACGCCTACTCCGAGCACTTCGACGCCATGACCGGGATCAGCGCCCTGCCGACGTTCGCCCTGACGAACAGTGGGTACTTGCAGTACATGGCGGGCAACTCGCATTCGATCCACTACCAGTACCAGAGCGCTGATTGGGCCCAGCAGAAAGCGATCCGGGGTGCGGACACGTCCTACACGCAGGCCCAGGCGTCTATGATGCAGGCGAATCAAGCGACCGACCTCACCAACGCCTACTCGCGGCAGGGTGCCGAATACAACGCCAACATGCGTCTGCTGGGCGGTACGCTGAACACCGGCGCGGGCGCGATCGGACAGCTCGCCGGCGGAAACATTGGCGGGGCCATTTCGTCGGCACTGATGGGCGGCATCAATAATGGCATGGCCTACGGGATGGCGATGGAGAACAACCGCCGCGAGATCGAAGCCCGTAGCGCCATGACCGGGCTGAACAACAGCTACGCGAAATTCAATGCGGACACGAACTTGGCGATGGCGAAGTTCGCCGCCAACGGCGACTACGCGAACGCTATCGCGGGCATCAATGCCAAGGTGCAGGACTCGCGGATGATCGCTCCGACGACGTCGGGCGGCGTTGGCGGCGACGCCTTCAACCTTGCTACCTATGGGTGGCGTCTCGTGTGCCGTCAGCGGCGCATTGATGACGGCACTCTGACGCGTATCGGGGAATTCTGGCTGCGGTACGGGTATGCGATGAATATTCCGACGAAGGTTCCGAAGAATCTTCAGTGCATGACCAATTTCACGTACTGGAAGATGCAGGAAACCTACCTGTATTCAACGACGTGTCCTGAAGGTTTCCGCCAGTCCATTCGCGGCATTTTCGAGAAGGGCGTGACCGTGTGGTCCGATCCGGATAGGATTGGGAAAACCGATTTCGCAGACAACGAGCCCCTACCCGGCGTCAACATCAATATGGAGTGGTGATCATGAAGCGCGAGGATTACGTGAACAGCCAGATATACCGCCCCTTTGCTGAGGGTGGATCAATGCGGGCAAACCCCGCTCAGAATCGTGAGGATCACCTGTTCCGCATGTACGTGCGGATCATCAGTGAACTGTGCTCCAACCGGTTCAATTGGCAGGGGCTGCCGGAGACGATCGACGCGAGGTATCTGGAAGTTACGCTTATGCACGATGCGCTGGCCGTGTTCTATTACGACCAGGAATTCGCACGGTTCATGGCGTTGCGCGCCACGGGGCTCGGGCAGTTGAACATGTACAACAACCCGACCGAGTTTGTGGTTTACGGAAATCAAGTCTACTCGAAAACGCTGGACGCCAAGAGCTGTGTCCCCATCTGGGCCAACTACATGCGCTGCCCCGACTGGGATGTGATCGACACTTATGCGCAGAGGCTTGCCGCTTTCGATCGCACTCTTGAGATCAACATGCTGAACGCAAGGCACCCTATTGTCTTCGCCGTCAACAACAACGAGTACCACACCTTCGTGCAGGCCTACAATAAGGTTGTTGAGGGGCAGCCCGTCATTTTCGCGACCGAAACCATGAACCGCGATTCACTGACCGACAAAGTCGCCATGTTCGATACGGGGTACAAGCCCCACCAGATTCAGGACGTCATGGAGGCCAAGGTCAAGACCTGGAACGAGTGCATGACGCTACTGGGCATCATGAACGTGAACTCTGAGAAGCGCGAGCGCATGGTTGTTGAGGAAGCCAGCGGTAGTTCTGGGCAGGTGCTCGGGATGCGGGCCGTGGCTTTGAATGCGCGGCGCGCAGCGTGCGAGCAGATCAACCGCATGTTCAAGCTCGATGTCCACGTCGAGTGGAATCTTGACCAGACGTCGGAGCCGGGGGAGGACCCGATGGAGATGATGGCGATGCAGGCCGCTATGGGGGGCCTGGGGAGCACCGATCTTGAAGCCATGAACCCTCACAGCGATAAGGAGCCTACTAATGCCTGACTTCACTATAGAACTGCGCGAAGTTGTTGCCCGCCACGGCACCAATTCTCTGGGGTTGGATTCATACCCGATTTTCGATGAGGCGTATCGCGATATTCTGAACCAGAAGATCATCGATCATTTCTGGTACAACGAGATTTCGCATGAGACTGTGGACATGTGGATGCGACAGATGCGCACCAAGATGCAGGAGATCATGCCGTACTACAACAAGTTGTATGAGGCGGAGCTCATCAAGATTGACCCGCTGTCCACGCAGGATGTCATCTCGACGTCGGCGAGCGAGCAGGATTCGAGCTCCCGCAACGAGCATAGTGATAGCGGAGAAACGACGTCGAAGACGGTGTCGAAGAGTGATGCGAAGTCCAGGACAGTGCAGTCTCAGCTTCCGCAGGTGCGCTTGTCGGGGGACAAGGATTATGCGACGGCGGCTAGCGATGTGAGTAGCGATAGTGGGGGTGTGAACGATACGGACGGTTCGACGACGTCACGCGGGTCGGGTGAGTCGTCTTCTCGCGGTTCGCAGTCGTCCAAATCGCGGTCGAAAGGCTATACTGGGCATACGGCTCAGCTTATTGCGGCGTGGCGTGACACGTTTATCAACGTTGATCTCATGATCATTGTTGAATTGCAGGAAATGTTCATGGGGATTAGGAGTACGAATGACAGTTTCACTGGAAGGGCGTCCGCATTCCGGCCCTGGTCAATTTATTGAGGATGAATACCTGCTCATCCCTCCTGACTACCGTCTGAGTAACTCTATTCCTTTCACCTACAGGGACGGGTACACGTACCTGCAGATGATGGAGGAGATGCGCCGGTGGGTTGACGATGGGCTGAAGACGGCGCTCAGTAATGCGCTTGAGTCGCTTGCGGGTGATTATAACCAGAAGGTTCATGCTCTCATTATTGATCTCAATAAGGAGATGGAGAACTACAAGGCGTTGCCGCCGCAAGTGCGACAGATGCTGCGCGACGCCATTGCGAAGTATGACGATGAGTTCAAGATCTTCAAGAATTCGTTGGAGGAGTACCTCGATCGTCGCATTAACCGCGATCACATTGAGGTCACAAATTGGTTGCGCGGCGGCCCCTCCACCCTGGAGGAACTGCTCTTCGACATGCACAACCGTTACACAGTCAATGGGTTGTTGGCGGAGGATTTCTCTCGCATGGCCGCAACATGTAAAGAGATCGACGACCTGCCGATGAGCATTTCTGAGATGGAGACTAACGGTAAGGTGTTCATCCGAGAATTCGATCGCGACTACATTTTCTCACCGATTACCGGGAATCGCATGAACATGAGGGATGCCCTGTATGAAGTTGTGGAAATGATGAAAACCGGTAGTGGTAACATGGTGTCGTGGACTGTGGACTACTTCGAGACGCCATCACTGCAGGACATTGAAAACCGATTCGTGCCAGCGTAAGGAGAGAAAATAATGCCGGCAACAAACAGGACCAAGAACTTCCAGCTCCCGATCTACCAAGCGAGTGACCATTTCTCCGTACTCGGAGACATGAACAGCGCCATGAACATGATCGATGAGAAGCTGGGCGAGGCGACCGTCCAGGCGACGGCGGCGGCGCGCGACGCCACTAGCGCACTGGCGGCCGCCAACGACGCGTCCGACAACACCCATATCGCCAAAGAGTCGGCGCAGTCGGCGCTGTCCGTGTCAGCCAACGCCAAGGGCGATGCGCAGCGGGCGCAGACGATGGCCGAGGAAGCCAAGACGAAGTCCGACAAGGCCGTCGAGATGGCGACGGCGGCGTCAACCAACGCCACGGAGGCGAACCGGACGGCGGCGACGGCGACGGCGACGGCGAACGCGGCGTCGCAGACGGCGAACGCGGCGGCTGCGAGTGCGTCGAGTGCTGCCCAGTCGGCGAACGGGCTGGCCGCGGGCATCGCGGATGCGAAGGCAGCTGGTGACAAGGCTGCGGTGATGCGCACCCGGTACCAAACGATCAAGTCTGGTGAGAACGACCGCATCCTTCGCAGCGCGAATGACTCTGAGAACACGACCGTTGTGTCGGGTACTGTGGAGCTGAATGCGGATGATGTGGTGATGGCGATTGCGCAGGCGCACCACAGTACGCAGGGGTCGAACGCGATTCACTGGTACTTGTTCATGGAGCGCCCAAGTGGTGCGACGTCGTGGTTCGCGTGTTCTGGTTCTCAGGGACCGTTCGACGGCTCCTACGTGCATTCGCAGGTGGCGGGCGTGTTCAAGGCGGATGAGGGTGCGGGGCGGTACACGTTCTCGCTGCGGTTCAATGGGCCGACGAACAAGGACACGAAGGTGTTCATGCGCAACACGCGCATTGTGGTACACTGATCTTGCCAAGGGGATGAGGTTACCCCCGGCGCCATAGGCGGCGCCGGGGGGTATTTTATACGGAGAATAGCTATGGCTTTCGATGATATTCACAAGAAATGCATGATCGCTACGCTCGCCACTGTTGAGGCGAGCAACGATTATTCAATTATTTCTGCTCCGGACACTCTTTCTCTTGGTATCGGGCAGTGGACGCAGGGACGCGCCTATGACCTACTGTCGCGCTTCAGCGGTGTGAGCTTCGGGGCCACTGTGGACGGGTGGATGGCTGAAGGGCGCGACTCATGGACGATCGGGTCGCGGAAATATCAGTACTTGAGTGGCGCCGACCGTAGCGCTCTGAGCGACGCGCTGGACAGTGAGCAAGGGCATCGCATCCAGAACTCGCAGATGCTTGCCGACCTGGAGAATGACTACATTCCTCGCTGTCAGGAGCTGGGGATGGACCCTGAAGGTGAGACTGAGGCGTGCATGCTGCTGATCGTGGTGATGCACCGGTGGGGGAACTATGCGTCAATTCTGGGGCGGCTGGCGCAGGGTGCGGGGACGCCGGCGACGTTGGATTCGATGGCGGCAGCCATCAAGTATGAGGGTGAATGGTGGGCGGTCGGTCAGCGGTATGAGGTTGCGTACCGGATGATCGCGAATCTGGAGACGAACGGCGTGGAACTCAGCCCCGGAGAGTCGGGCACTGATATGTCCAAAAGTGCCGGAAAAGATGCGGGAAAGGTCTCCAAGAAGATCAAGTATGTCAAGCGCGACGGTAGTGGAGCGCTCAGCATATACCTCGTTGACGGAACCATTGCTCGCGCTATGCCTAGTGGTGATGGTTACTGGGTGGCGTCGAAAGAGTCGCAGAAGGATGGGAAGAAGGGTGGATCTGGAGGCGGCGGCGGTAGCGGCGGTGGCGGTGGTGGTGGTGGCGATCTTCATGCTCTCACTGAGCTCGCCATAAACAGTATTGGCAAGTTCGAGTACCACCAGTGGTATGAGGCGCGGCTACACCCGGATCAGACGGGTGTGACTGACTGCAGTGGCTTCGTGTGGTGGTTGTACAACACGTGCTTGGGGATGGATATCGGCGCCGGTGGTACTGCGGAGATGATCGATTCGTATGGGTGGGTTGTTGCTGAAGGTGGTGGGGCTTTCGATGCGTATGATCAGATCCGTGAGGGTGATCTGATCGTGTGCCGGTGGTATTCTGGTGGCGGCCATGTTGAGTATTGCACTGGCGGAGAGAATGGGGAGACTATTGGGGCTCGTGGACCTGACGGTCATTCAGAGCCGCATTGGGGGAATGCATCTATGTTCTCCGGGTGCTATTGGAAGCTGAAGCGTTATGTCTAAGAGGAAATTTTCTTATTACGATTTCGGGCGCGTGCTCTCGTATAATGCTGTCATCAATATGATCATGGGGGCGCGCGGTCTCGGAAAAACGTATGGTGCGAAGAAGATTGTCATCAAGAATGCGATCGAACGCGGTGAAGAATTCATCTATTTAAGGCGCTACAAGCCCGAGCTGAAGAACCGAGATAATTTTTTCTCGGACATCGCCCACGAATTCCCTGGTTACGAATTCAGGGTGAACGGCCCGCGAGCAGAGTATCGCCTAGAGGGCGACGATAAATGGAAGACCATGGGGTACTTCCAGGCACTCAGCATTGCCGGGCACGTGAAGTCCGTAGCCTTCCCACTCGTCACAACAATCATTTATGATGAGTTCATCATCGAGCAGGGGGTGACACGGTTCCTTCACGATGAGGTCACGAAATTCCTAGATTTTTACAGCACTGTAGACCGGTATCAAGATAAAACGCGCGTCTTCATGCTCTCCAACGCGGTGACCATCATGAACCCGTACTTCGCGGCGTGGGGCGTTACGCCGGAGAGGGAGCTGACTCGTTTCGGGGATGGCTTCGTTGTGGCTCATTTCGTTGATTCTGAGAAATTCTCCCGTGAAGTGATGAATACTCGCTTCGGCAGGTTCATCAAGGATTTCTCGGGCACCTACGCCGATTATGCTGTGCAGAACGACTTCCGTGATAATGATGGTAGGCTCGTCGCCAAGAAGGATTCGAAGGCGCAGTATGATTTCAGCATTCGCTGCTCGTCGGGCGCTTTCTCCGTCTGGGTGGGGCAGGGCGCTGTGTTCTTCCAGCGCCGTCAGCCGAAAAGAGTGGGTATAATGTACACCATCACGGATGACGTGCGGGAAGGGGAGATTGGGCTAGTGCGTAACGATAAGATCTGTCAGTGGCTTCGCCGTAAGTATCGTGCGGGCCGGCTATTTTTTGATTCTCCGCAGTCTCGTAACGGTTTCCAGGAACTTTTTCTATGAAATTTATTATCGACATAAGCGTCATCACGTCATGGTTCGGCCTTATTCTCGGAATCGGGAGCATATGGGCTTATATCCATCCGCAAATGAAGAGACTCTCCACTTTGCTCACTGACTGGCAGGGGACGGAGGAGCGTCCGGGGGTTCCTCGGAGACCGGGCGTCATGGAACGCCTAAGCAACATCGAAAACCGAGTTGACGAAATCAGCTCAATCACGAAGGAGAAGAAATGAAAGAGCTTGATCCGGCTCTCAGGTCCGCAATCTACAAGATCGGCATCGTCATCGGCGGTCTGCTCGTCGTCAAGGGGTACATCACCTCCGATGTCTCTGACGCGCTCGGGGCGCTCTTCGCCGCCGTCCTCGCCGTCGCTGACGCCAACGTTCCCAAGGGTGAGGGCTGATGAGTCTCGGGAGCATCGCATACGCGATCACCCAGAACGACTGCATTGGCTACAGCCAACCGGAGCGGCAGACAATCTACTCGCTCAGTGGCCCGAGCGACACGAGCCACTATGTGAACGTTGACTGTTCTGAGATGATCTGCGCCATCTTCGAGTGGTACGGGGACCCCGTCTTCACTCGAGATGTGTGGACCGGCAGCTTGCGCCAACAGGCAGCAGAGTCCGGAAAATTCGACATCTGGGAGTGGAACGAGGACTACGTGCCCACCGATGGGGACATCCTCCTCGCCGACGGGCACGTGTGCATGATCGGCATGGGGCTGATCTGCGAGGCGTGGATCGCTGAAGACGGGTCGATCGACGGCTATGCCGGAGACTCGACCGGCAATGAGGTGCACGCCTGGAACTACTGGGGGCACCTCTACACGCAGACCGGGAAATGGTACTGGGTGATCCGGTACCGCAACGGAGACAACTACAAATACGAAAACGGAGATGAGTTAGAAATGGCATCCAGCAATGAGCTGCTCGAGGAGATCGCGTCCCTGCTGCGCAGCGGCAAGGAGGGCGAGCACTACGCGGGGGACATCAATTGGTACCTGAAGGCGATCTGGGAGGAGACGAAGGCGACGCACGCTCTCGTTGAGGAGATCGCCGACCGGCTTCGCCCTGGCGAGGCAGGTAAGCGGTACGCAGGCACTGTGATCGGGTACCTGGCGGCCCTGTTGACTCAGAAGAACAACGAGAACAAGTAATCATTGAAGTGAGGTGAACGAGCGTGTCGCTCGCATTTCTGAAGGGGCGCCTCACGTCGGCGTCCGGGGAGGATGCGAGCGGCACGCTCGTCATCTCTCCCGATCCGCGTGTCGTGATGACGCCTGACGGCATTGTCGTCGAGCCTGTCGTCTGTGAGGTCAGCGGGCGTTTCACGGTGCCCGTCTACGCTCCGGATGAGGGGACGAACCCGCCGGGGCCTTGGACCTATCATATTCTGCTGACCCGCGGCACGAATGCCGTGAAAATTCCTGTTATCGACATGCACACCATTATTCAGCCGGGGGAGAATCAGATGGCCGAGCTTATTTCCCACACGCCCATCTCGCCAACGCACGTGACCCAGATCGAGCAAGAGGTGAGTCGCATCCGCGACGTCGCCACGCGCACGCAGCGGCTGATCGAGGAGGGGCGAGTGAGGGGTCCGCGCGGCGACGTCGGGCCGAAGGGTGATCCTGGTCCTGAAGGGCCTGAAGGGCCTGAAGGTAAGCGGGGGCTTCGTGGGCATACGGGTGCACGGGGTGAGCAGGGCATTCCTGGGGTGCGCGGTGAGAAGGGTGAGAAGGGTGAGCCGGGGGCGCAGGGGCGGCCTGGGTTGAAGGGCGATAAGGGTGAGAGGGGTGATATGGGTCCTCAGGGTCGCCCTGGCTTGAGTGGGGCTCAGGGGTTGAAGGGTGACCCGGGGGCGAAGGGTGATCCTGGTCCTCGCGGTGAGAAGGGTGAGCGTGGTCCTCAAGGTTTGCCGGGCATGAAGGGTGCCGACGGCGTGGGTATCAGCAAGGCCGAGCAGGACATGATCAAGACGCTGCCCTCATTGGTGAATAAGATCGAGGGCCACCTTGCCATTTCAACTAAGCTGATGAGGTTTGAATCAAACTTCAGCACGTGGACGGGTTCGTCGGGTATTGATCGCGCCAACGGCGCGCTTTATTTGAAGACTCAAAGCTCAACTTCGTTTAGTTCACCATTCAGTCAAATACTATGCCCCGTGTGGGTTATAGAAGCGGAGTGCGAAACCATCAATATTACCGGTAATGGTGAGCTATCAATGGGTCTGTGGTTCGACCGCGGAAACGATAACCCGCCACTTACTCCAGTCATTACCTTTAATAGGACTATTCAAGGTGTTGTTGGTGGCGTTCTATTGGTGCCGCAAATCTTCGACAAGCCTGTTAATAACATGAAGCTCTACATCAAGCATTCAGGCAATGTGGACGGGCGAATCAGATCAGTGACCCTCTACCGGGGGATCCAGACCACGCTAGGAATCGCTGGCTGACCGATAGCACGCGCGAGAATCCCGCCCCCTACCTGCTGGTAGGGGGCGGGATTCTGTCTCGCTCAGAGAGCCGTGAGCGCCGCTTGGTAAGCCTCTTCCACGCCGACCTTACGGCCATCAATGCGGTAAAGGGTCGTCTCGGGGTGGCGGAACACCTGAAGCTTGAAGTCTTTACCCTTCACCTCCGTCACGTAATGACCGAGGAACGACCTATGGATCACCGGGACCTTATGGATTCCGGCAATGACCTGAACGAGATCTGAGAGGGTGTGTGCGTTGTCGTTCATTTGAGCTACCTCCTGGTTGATTGGGGTGAATGGAGTTGTAGTTGCACTCTATCAGAGGCAGTAGGCCTACACCAGATCGCAGCCCTTCAACCCCATGCGACGAAGAGTCACTAGTTCACGCTCAAGAGCGCGCGCCGCATGCTCACACTTCGCCAACTGAACCACCTGTTCATACGTTACGGGAACGCCGTTAGCGGTGAACGACCGACGTGAACACACCACCATCACAGGAGACGACAACGAAGCCCACAACACCCACCGGCCACGACGAAACTTAAACGGCTTGAGCTCAGCCCACACCTGCTTCACATCCATGTCATCCTTCCCGGAACAGACCATCTGTCCCTCTGAACATGAAATAAGAATAGCAGCAATGAAGATGAAGAACAATGCAAAGTAGGGTGATGTGAAACACACAGAACAAGATGTGACCCAACGCACGTGCAGTGAACGTGACAGACACCACGTTACAAGACGATCACAACCCTTGACACACAGGATGTTCAGAAATGGGGAAGGAGGGGGTGAAAGTGAACTGAATACCACAGTTCACTTTCACCCCCTCCTTCCC